CAACAAATGGCACAGATGCAACAGGTTGCACAAGCCGGGGGACAAATCGCACCACTAGCAAAGGCATTACCGGAAGAAGCAAAAGCCTTAGTGGAGTAATATGGAAAACAAGGAACAAGAAAAACAAGTAAGAGAAATACAAAAACATTTAAAAGAACTACAAAAAGATTATCAATTTATTTTTGCATCAGATGAAGGTAAAAATGTTTTAACTGACATAGAAAAAAGATGTCATTATCATACTACTACTAATGTAAAAGGCGATAGTCACGATAGTGCTTATTTAGAAGGACAACGTAGTGTCATTCTATTTATTAAATCAATGCTACAACAAAAGGATAAATAATGTCGGAAGAACAGATAACACAAGAAACTGTGCCTGTAGAAACAACAAGTACAGAAACACCTCAACCTACTGCAACACCATCAACTGTATCAAGTGGAGATACTCCAGCAAGTTGGAAAAGTTCTATAAGCGAAGAATTTAGAAACGATCCTAACATTGAAAAATTTACAGAGATAGATGCTCTAGCTAAATCTTATATCAATGCTACAAGAATGATTGGTCAAGACAAGGTTGCTGTACCAAATAAAAATTCAACTGAAGATCAATGGAATGAAGTGTACTCAAAATTGGGTAGACCAGAAACTGCAGACAAATATGCTTTGAATATTGAATCAGAAGCAGTAGCTATGGATGAAGGTGCAATTAAAAACTTTGCCGAACAATCTCATAAACTTGGTTTAAACAATACACAAGCTCAAGGTATATTAGAGTTCTATAAAAATAATATGGAAAGTAATATGCAAAGAGCAACTGTTGATACTGAAACCGCACAAGCTAAAGCTGAAACAGAACTAAGAGCTGAGTGGGGTAAAGAGTTTGATAACAATGTTTCAAAAGCTAGTGCATTAGCAAAAGCAAATATGAATCCAGAAATACTAGATTTACAAATGCAAGATGGTACTAGAATTGGAGATCATCCAGAAATAATAAAAGGCTTTGCAAAGATTGCTGGTATGCTTTCAGAAGATAAATTAGTTTCAACTGAAAGTGAAAGTGTTAATTCAATGAAAGATTTACAATCAGAAATATCATCTATTACTAATGATACTACTGGACCTTATTGGAATCATAGACATCCAGATCACGCAAAAATGGTTCAACAGGTTTATACGTTAAGAGAAATGTCTCAACCTAAAGAAGATAAATAATTTATATTCCTTGTAATATAATAAAATATATTATAAGGAATTAAATATAAGATAACTCGCAAGAACCTTATTGACCACAAAGAATAGCATTGTAGTCTAAAAGACTTTAAATCCAAGAATTGCCTATCATTATTGATGGAGAACTGTTCTGTTTTTTATAATAATAATAATGATAAATAGGAGACAAATATGTCATCACAAATAACAACAGCATTTGTAGAGCAGTATTCTGCCAACATACAAATGTTATCACAACAAATGGGGTCTTTATTAAGAGACGCAGTTAGAAATGAATCTATCGTTGGAAAAGATGCTTACTTTGACCAAATTGGTAAAGTAACAGCTCAACTAAAAGTTAGCAGACATTCTGACACACCACAAATCGATACACCACATAGTAGAAGAAGATGTAGTATATCTGACTACGAATTTGCTGATTTAATCGATCAACAAGACAAAGTTAGATTGCTAATCGATCCAACTTCATCTTACGCAAAAGCCGCTGCATACGCAATGGGAAGAGCTACAGATGATGTTATTATCGCAGCAGCACTAGGAACAGCTAATACAGGCGTAGCTGGTGGAACACCAGTTGGTATGTTACCAGCTAACATTACTGCAGTAGGTACTGGTGGAGCTAACACTATGAACATAGCTAAACTAGCACTAGCAAAAGCTAGACTAGATATTGGTGATGTTGATCCCTCAATTAAAAGACATATTATTGTGTCTCCAACTGAGATTAGTGATCTGTTAAATAGTACTACTGTTACTTCAAGTGACTTTAATACTGTTAAAGCATTAGTACATGGAGAAATTGATTCTTTTATGGGATTCAAATTTCATGTGTCTAATAGACTTGTTGATAACGCAGCCGGAAATACTCAATGTATTGCCTTCGCAGAAGATGGTATATTGCTTGGAGTTGGCAAAGATGTAACTGCTAGAATAGATGAAAGATCAGATAAATCTTACGCTACTCAAGTTTACTATTGTCAAACAATCGGTGCAACTAGAATGGAAGAAGCAAAAGTTGTTTCTGTTCTTGCAAACTAATAATAGCTAAAATAGGAGATATATATCATGGCTGTAACAACACAAAATAGTACTGAGTACGCTGCTACATTAGCTACTCCATTGGTGAAAGCTGGTGCAAGAAGCAATTCTGGTAAATTAAGAACACTTGCTTTTTCTTTTGATCAAGCTGGCGTTGGTGATGCTGGTTCAAAAATCGTGCTAGGAAAACTTCCAGCAGGTAGAGTTAAAATCTTAGGTGGTTTATCAAGATTTTACTGTAACATTGTTGCTAGTAGTGCAACAATCGATATTGGAAACCAAGCATATACTGATACATCAGGAACAGCAGTTGCTGCTGATCCAGATGGTATGGTTGATGGGTTAAATGTTGATACTGTTGGCTATCAAACTATGGAAGGTAATACTGCTGCAACTAAGTTGCTTGGTGGTAACCATAAATTTGATAGTAATGACGGAGTTACAATTCAAATTACAAGTGTTGCTGCCTTAGCGGCTAGTGACGATGTAGATGGAGTAATTACTTACGTTGTAAGTTAATCAATAAAATTTTAAGGGGTGGAAGCGAGAGTGGAAACCCCTTAGAGTGCATGAAACAAATTAAAGATTTAAAACCTGTATTACATCTTAAAAAAGACAATTACATTTACAGGTATGTATTGGTAGACAGATTTCAAAATGATGGTAAAAATCATTATGGTTTTGACACTAAACAAGAAAAGACAACAGAAGAAATTTTTGCGTTAAAAAGTAATAGACAAATCAGACGTAAATATATAATAAGGAAGTAATATGGCATCAGTAGTAGGAATATGTAATGGAGCATTAAATCAACTGGGAGCTACAACAATACTTTCATTAAACGAAGATTCAAAAAACGCTAGACTTTGTAACTCAAGATACTCAGAAGTAAGAGACGCAGTATTTAGATCACACCCTTGGAACTGTTTACAAGTAAGATTAGAATTACCACAATCAACTACAACTCCAGCATGGGGTTTTAAATTTCAATATAGTTTACCCGGTGATTGTTTAAGGTTACTTAGAATATTAGAATATGATTCTAATCATAAAGTAGAAGGAAGAAATATTTTATCTAATAGTGAGACTATGAAAACTTTATATATTTCAAGAGTTACTGATCCTGCTCAATATGATGAATTGTTAAGAGAAACTTTATCTTCAGCATTAGGTGCAGATATTGCTTATGCAATTACATCTAATAATACTACTTCACAAAATATGATTGCATCATATCAAGAAAAATTAAGAGATGCTAGATTTGTAGATTCAACAGAAGGCTATAATGTTAATCCGGATAATGGAATGACAGATGTTGTTGGTGCTGATACTTTCATTAACTCAAGATATTAATAATGGCTAGAGTAGCTGCACAACTTACCAATTTTACAGCAGGTGAATTATCACCTAGACTTGATGGTAGAAATGATTTAGCAAAATATTCAGCAGGTTGTTCAACTGTAGAAAATATGGTTATCTATCCTCATGGAGCAGCAGCTCGTAGACCCGGAACTCAGTTTGTTGCATCAGTAAAAACTCCAGCTAACAACACAAGAATTATACCTTTTGAATTTAATACTGAACAAACTTATATATTAGAACTTGGTAATAATTATATGAGATTTTATAGAAACCAAGGTCAAATACAATCTAGTGGTAGTCCTTATGAAATTAGTACACCTTATACTACTGCACAAATATTTGATTTAAAATTTGCTCAATCTGCAGATGTTATGTATATTACGCATCCATCACATCAAACTAGAACATTATCAAGATCGGGTCATACATCATGGTCTTTAGATGCAGTTAGTTTTACTAATGGACCATTCTTAGATACAAATATAAGTACAACAACTTTAACTCCATCTGCTGCGGCAGTAGGATCAAGAACTATAACAGCATCTGCAATTACAGGTATTAATGGTGGTTCTGGATTTTTAACAACTGATGTTGGTAGACAAATTAGAATAGGTGTTGGTTATGGAATAATTACAGCTAGAACAAATACAACAGTTGTAGTTGCTACAATTACTACAGCTTTTGCAAATGGAAATGCTAATGCAGATTGGTCATTAGGAGCATTTTCTACAACAACTGGTTTTCCAGCTTGTGTATCTTTCTTTGAACAAAGATTAGTTTTTGCTGGTACAATTAATAATCCTCAAACAGTTTATTTTTCTAAGTCTGGTGATTATGAAAACATGGATGCAAACATTGGTGGTACTGTAGCAGATGATGATGCTGTGGTTTATACTATTGCATCAAATCAAGTAAACTCAATTAGATTTATGTCATCAGCCAGAACTTTAATTATAGGTACTGCAGGTGGTGAATTTGTTGTATCTGGTGGTGGAGATAATAATGCTGTTACACCAACTAACATTATGATTAAAAAACAATCTAATCATGGTGCAGCAAATGTAGATGCAATATCAGTTGGTAATGCAACATTATTTTTGCAACGTGCTAAAAGAAAAATTAGAGAACTAGCATATAACTTTGATGTAGATGGTTATATTGCTCCAGATTTAACTATACTTGCCGAACACATTACCGAAGGTAATATTGTAGAAATGGCATATCAAGAAGAACCTTTAGCAATCATATGGTGTGTTAGAGGTGATGGTCAATTAATTGCTTTAACTTACCAAAGAGAACAAGAAGTAGTTGCTTGGCATAGACATATTATAGGTGGTTCATTTGGAACGGGTAATGCAGTAGTTGAGAGTGTTGCAGTAATTCCAACTGAAAATAGTGAGTATGAATTATTTGTAATTGTAAAAAGAACTATTAATGGTGCAACAACAAGATATGTAGAATTTTTAAATACATTTGATTTTACTCAAACAGACAATACTACATTTAATTTTTTAGATTCTCAGTTAGGATTAACTCAATCAAAAACAACTTTAACTGCAGGTATAAATACTACAGCTACAACTGTTCCAGTTGCTTCAGTTGCAGGATTTGTAAGTGCTGGTAAAATAAAAATAGGTGGAGAGATTATTGCGTATACAGGAATAACAAATCTTAATTTAACAGGATGTACAAGAGGTTCAGATTCTAGCACAGCAAAAGCACATATATCTGGAGCTATAACAAAACAAGTTGTTAATGGTATAAGTAGTCTATCTCATTTAGTTGGACAAACAGTTTCTATATTAGCAGATGGTGCAACTCATCCTACAAAAGTTGTAGCTGCCAATGGAACAATAGCATTAGATAGATTTGCAACAGATGTTAAGGTTGGTTTACAATATACATCAATATTAAAAACAATGAGAATAGATGCTGGTTCACAAGATGGTACTTCAC